TCTTTATGAGGATATTCCTTGGACAGCACAATATTTACCAGCACCACAGGTTGCTGCGACTACTGGTGGTATTGCTGTAGTTGCTACAAGTTCTGCTCTGCTTGCAAAACCTCTTGCTGATTTACTGCTTAAGGTTATCAAACCAGTAATCAAAAAGGTTATCGGTAAAGTACAAAAACTTATTGGGAAGAAGCAGAAGATCGAATCCCTAAAGGAGCGCCGAGATCAGCAGCGGATACGCTCGCACGCCCTGCGGAAGCTGAAGGGGAAGGAATAGAGTGAGTGTGTGGATGTGTATGTCCTGGAGGATTGTTAACCATCACATCTGCACATACCGCATAGTAAGGACTCTTGGGATGGAAATAAATTCCTTGCTTTTTCATTTCTCCACAATTTTTGAGTCTCGCAAGTTCAAAATCTAGACGCTTATTAGCAAGTAATTGCGCACGATAAGCGTTGTGAGTTGCTGCTGCTTTTTTGCATAATTCTTGCGCTTTCCCATCCAAAGGAATAGATAGAGTAGCAGAGAAACCTATGCTTCTATTGTGGTTATCTTTCTGTCCAGTTCTAGTCGGAACTTCATAGAGAATCCCACCTGGATTATCCAAAATTCCATCCTCGTCCAAGTCTGACATGTCGTAGACAGGATCGTTATAGGTTGGTTCATAAGGCCATTGATAACTCTTCGATTGAGTCACATATGGCGTGAAGTTTAGAGTGGGTCCTTGGCAGCTGATACCATCACCATATGTGTTGGTGATATAAGGACCCTGAAGGACCTGAATAGCCTGGTTGGTGACCGATCCTGTGCTATTTGCGATCGGACTTGCCGTTGCACTCACACCCCCCACAGTCTCTGCATTTGCAGGGACACTCACACTTGCAGCAAGGACAGATAGACATAATAGTTTTAGTCCGTGAATACGCTTGTTGTGTCGGTCACGCTTGTAATCTCTGTGACCCTTTGGATTACTGTTTGATTCGTCATCCCAGGTCCTTGATACGTTTCCGTGAACTGGAAAGGTGCTCCTGAGTCGATGATCGTATAGTTTGGTCTGCTGTTGAGATTTAGGGAACTGCTGGTTGAGCTTACCGATCCCGAAACCCCACCCATGGGGTTGACCGTTACTGTATTTGTATTTGTAGAAGGACTCAATGACGCGGAACCAGTTCCCACGTTTGTCCCTGTCACGGTGTATTGCCATCCTGTTGAATAATCAATTGAGTTAATTGTTTCTGTTACTCTACTCGTCGTTTCCGTGTGACTCGTCATCGAGCCTTGAGTGAAGTTTGGGACAACTGGAACTGCTTGGGCAGAAGCAGTTGAAATCAGGATTCCCGCCGCACACAGAGCAATACTCCACATTGTCCCGCCAGAACGGATCATCGCGAGGATCCTCAATCAACGGTTACTTCGGTAACGAATTGTCCTGTTGCCATCGTTCCAGCCCCACCAGCTGTAATCGTCATAGCACCAGCAGAGGTGATCGTACCTGCAAGAGATCCAGCAGTACCAGCAGCATTACTAGTCATCGAACCAAAGTTCGCTACATCGCCAACGGAAACTGCACTGGTAGGAACTGCATCTGCTTGTGTATAAGAAGCAGAATAGGAGAAAGCACTACCAGGATTGTCCTGTGTTGCAGCAATAGTACCAGGAGCGTAAACTCCACTTGTGATGGTACCAGCAGAAATAGTATTTGCTGTTGTACCGTCAGTGGTATCTACACCAGAACCAGATACTTGGTATGATGACCCAATTCTTGTTGCATTGGTTGCGGCAGAATTAACTGTCAATTGGACACTAGAACTTAATCTGTGAGTAATATCGGCATGTGCGGGTGCCGCCAATCCAAACATAGCAAGGAGCACTAAGGCTCTTTTCATATAGATCTCATCTATCTTATAAAATATATAGGCATAAATATTCTTAGTAAAGTGTATCTGTATCACAGAGAACATGACTGAAGAAAAAAGATATTGCGCTCTTTGTCAAAAGGATGAAACTCGATCTGAGTGTACTTTTGGTCCAGAAGCATGGGATATGGCAACACTGTCACCTAAACTCTCAGCAAGGATAGGAGAAGCAATGTCTCCTCAAGATATGCTGCTGCAAAAGCAACAGTTGAGATTGAATACTAGAAAGTTGATGCAGCAGAGAAAGGCACTCTCTAAGCAGAAACCTATTTCTCAGCCAATGAATTCTGCTTCTCTGGAACCTGTAAAAGAAGCGATTCAAGAGAAAGCAGAAAGAGTCAATGTACTTGGCAAGTATTACACCGTAAGTCTTGTCTTCAGAGGTGTTGGTAAGATAGTTCAGTTCTTTGTGCCTGATGTCAAGAGACCAACCAGAGATGAGTTCCAAGCGAATGTAGAGAAGATCTATCCTGGTGGTAGACTGGTTCACTATTACGAATCAGACAGACAACCACAACAACCTACTCTCTTTATTCAAAAGGAAGAAGTAGCTCCTACTATTGATAAGAAGGCTCACAGATCTGCTCAGAGAGATGCCAAGATTGGCAACCTTGCTAGAAAGACAGATAATCCTGGTGAGAAAGCAGCTGCCGAAAGAAAGGCAAAAGGTCCTAAACTCATGGGTGAGAGAGCACTCTCCAGTGATGAGAAAGATGACAAAGAAAAGTATGTCAAAGGCATGAAGAAATCCGTAAAGGATTTCAAGAAGCGTTATGGTGATGAATACAAGTCTGTAATGTATGCCACTGCCACTAAGATGGCAAAAGAAGAGACTGAAGAAGTTGATGAGTGCTGGAAGACTCACAAGAAAGTTGGTATGAAAATGAAAGGTGGTAAGTTGGTTCCAGACTGCCGTCCTAAGAATGAAGAAGTAGAACATGTAGAAGAAGACTGGCAGAAAAAGTCTGGCAAGAACCCAGAAGGTGGCCTGAATGAGAAGGGTCGCAAGTCTTACGAGCGTGAGAATCCTGGTTCTGATCTGAAGAGACCTTCTAAGAAAGTTGGTAATAAGCGTCGTGCATCATTCTGTGCAAGGATGAAAGGTATGAAGAAGAAACTGACTTCTGCTAAAACTGCTAACGATCCCGATAGCAGAATCAATAAGTCCCTCAGAGCATGGAATTGCTGATATGCAAGTAGTAAAAATTTTAGGTGAATCAACTCAAGTAAATGTAGGATCTGGGTCTTCAGTTCCATGCTCAGTAGCTAGTGTCGGTTCTACAGTAGGTGCAGAATATGTACTGCTTCAGCATAGTCATTCATCAGATCGTTTAGTTGAAATAAGAACTGGTGCGGGAGTTACATATGGCAGTATACATGTTGCAGGAAAAGATCCAATCATTGTATACAAAGAGAGAACAGATTTGATTTATTCCTCCGCATCCGATGTATATGCTACTTCAGTGGTGTATCAAGGGTAACTAAATTTACGATTCTTACCACATTTTTGTTCATAATAGAACAAAAAGTAACAATTGTATACAGACAAAAGTCTAAATAGACAGTATAATACTGATACCAAGTTTAGACTTCCAGTATGATAGCGTTTTACCTAACGGCTCTGATTATCTGCGCGTTGATTGTCTACGCAGGATATGAAACGACCTTTAGGTTAATCTATTTCATTGAGCTCCGCATCAAGTATGCGTGGGTTCAGGTTAGGTTGTATTTCATGAAAAAAGCATTTGAACGGCACATGAAAAAACTTGGTGTCCAACCCACAAGGAGCAACTAAATGTCTCAAGAGCTGTCTGATCTCAAACTTACCAGATCAGAATGCACTAAATGCGGCGCAGTATGGATTAACGGACAACATGTCTGGCGCGGCACAGGCAATACAACTGAAAACTCAGAATTAGATTTGGCAGGTTTAGTCTGCAACAAACTCGGAAACGAAGAATGTATCAATCCAAAGAAAGGCCAAATTGGTGGTCAGACTTGGGAGTATCGTTCTGGTTATATTGATGGAGCTATCGCTGCAAAGAAAGCAGTGCTAGAAGAGTTACGTGACTCACAGAATGACTGAAATTAAACCTGATTCCTTGGTCACTCAACAAGAGTGCCAAGAGATGATAGACGCTGCTATTAGGAGGCATAATCGCAATGCTAGTATTATTTCTATGTGTGTCGGTTGGGTTGTTCTTGCTCTTTTTGCTGAAGGTCTCTTACGGCTCGTAGGTGCTATCGATCCCCTATTCCCATGGCTCAAGATTACATTACCCCAATAGCGTTTTATTCAGTTTGGTTCGTTCTTCTGGGTATTGCCATCTCCATGATGATTCAGGGGTGGCGTATCTTGGGAGAGCGTGATGGATATGCTAAGAAACCAGACTATAAGTCTCATCCTGAAATAGATGAGCTCCCACCAGGGACTACTGGTAAACTCATGTCGGTTACATTCAAAGAACTAGAGTACCCAGAGGGGTATGACGAACTTCAAAAGAGAATCCAAGATTTAAAAATGGATGAACTTTTTGATGAACCTTCCACTTACGAGGACGACGACGATGATGGACGAGACTAATCCAGAAGAGCATAAGTTTTTTATGAACTTTAACATTGAAGATGTTTATTTGTTGTATGATTGTGTAAAGAGAAGACTAGAAACTTGGGAGGGATCTCCACAAAGACCATGGGGTGAACAAGAGCATCTCTGGCAACTAAGAGACGAACTATATAAAGCGGTGTTGGATTATAAGTTCAGCGCGATGTAATGTCTGAAAATGAACACATACAAACTACTACTATGCTTCTTGCCTCTCGCTGTGATCTACATAGTAATGAAGTTTGCTGTGTGGTTATCTGCCGTAAATTCTGAATCAGAGTATGTCAGAAAAGAACCTTCAAGAAAACGAGGACCTTATGTGGAAAATCCATATGAGGACGTTGACGAAGAGGAAGAGGAATATGGAGATCGCACAGATTATAGATGAGGCCCTTGAAAAACATTATTCCGAACTTGGTTTACCTGTTCCCAATTGGAAAAGAAGCAGGGACCCCGAGTGGTGGAAAGAATATTTAAGATCATTAGGATTGACGGAGAATAATGACTTTAGCTGATGCACTATTGTGGATATCCATACCGTTCGTATGTGCCACCATCACATTTGGACGATTTAAAGGTGAAAATGACTACTACGACTCCGATGACTATGACGGAAACGGCACCGCTCACTAGAGGTATAGTGATCTTCGGTGCTACCGGAGATTTGTGTAAGAAGAAATTAATACCAGCACTTTACAAGTTGTGGCAGAAAGAACTTCTGCCTGATAATTTTTTAATTGTAGGTAGTGCTAGAAGAGAACCAAGCACTGAAGATTGGAAAAGATCTCTGGGAGATTACCCAGAAGACTTTCTTCAACACTTAGATTATCAATGTTCAGATTTGGATAGACCTGAGACATTAAGGAACTTTCCAGACTACATTGATGATATGACGTATTTTTTATCCGTTCCGCCGGAGAGGTACGAAAATGCAATCATCAACCTCAAGGAAGCTGGATGTCTCGACGATCCAGAAAAAACTAGGGTGGTTATCGAAAAACCCTTTGGATACGACTATGAATCTGCTGGTGCTCTACAGTCTGTGGTGGAGCGACATCTACGCGAAAAACAAGTATATCGCATTGACCATTATCTCGGCAAAGATACTGTTAATAACATCCTTGCCACTCGTTTTGGCAATGTACTATTGGAGCCACTTTGGAACAGGGAGTATGTAGAAGAAGTTCAGATCTTTGCTACTGAGACTATAGGTTGTGAAGGTCGATCTCAATACTATGAAGGTGCTGGTGTAGTAAGAGATATGCTACAGAACCATATGCTTCAGGTTCTAGCATTGATCGCTATGGAAGCACCTTGTAGAATGAATGCAAAGGAGATTCGTAGAGAGAAAACAAAGGTTCTTTCTGCTACTCGACTGGGTAAGAAACTAGTCACAGGTCAATATGAAGGATATCGTGCAGAGCAAGGTGTAGGTCCTGAGTCAATGACTCAAACCTTTGTTGCTGGGGACATGTATATCGATAACTGGAGATGGCAAGGTGTTCCTTTCCATTTTATGACTGGTAAGAAAATGCCTTATCAGTGTGTTGAGGTTGTTATCAAACTCAAGGCTCCACCTGTTGGATTATTTGAGGGTGAAACACCTGGTCGTATTGTAATGAGACTTCAACCACATGCACACCTTGATGTGCAGATAGATGTCAAGTCTCCTGGTCTTGGTGAACAGGTTGAGAAAGCCACACTGACTCATCGATACCCTGACTGGTTGGGTGTTGATGGATATGAAAAACTTTTGTTTGATGCCATCAACGCAGACCAATCCCACTTTGTTCACTCTGAAGAAGTTCTAGAGTCTTGGCGCATTGTCAATGATCTTTTGTGTGTTGGTGATAAGTGTCCTATCAGAACGGCACCATATATCTACTTCGAGAACACTTGGGGACCAGATTATAAAACAAGTCAAATAACCCAATGGGACTATCCAGCATGAGCACATTATTCGTTTTTGTTTTTATAACACTTCTTGTTACTGCAATGGAAGTGACATGGCCAGTAAAGTATAAAGGAAAATGAATCCAACTGATCCCGTTTGGAGCATTTTTATCATGCTTGGTATCCTCTTAGCAGGAACCTGTTACTATATCTACTATATAATGAATATGGCTAACTTGGAGATGCAAGATGGGAGCAATGACACCACCCAGCAGGAAGAGCTGCTACAACT